GCCGCCCACGGCGGCTTCTAGCGTGTTGTCATCGGAGCGGACCATGATATCCCCCTCCGAAACGGCCGAGAGCCCGGACGCCTGGGGGCCTATATGGAGCGGAGATCGGACCGTTCCCGAAGCCGTCGCCTTGACCGCGTACCCGTCCGCCGAAGAGAACTCTCCGGCAAGTCCAGCGGCCAACGCTTGCCCAAAAATCGCTCGAGACGATGCAGTAGCGGACGCGGCGGTCTGGCCGAGAACCGCGGTTGCGTCCACGTGTGTCGCTTGCGCTTGGACGGCTTCGCTCGAAGCGTCGTTGGCACCTACCGCCCAAAGAGCCGGTGACGCGGATTGGGATTCGGCTTTGACCGCGGATCCGGAACCCGAGCCGCCAAGAGCGTTGACTCCGATCCCGGTTGTCCCGCCGTCCGCGTTGATGGCTTGCGATCCGGATGCGCCCGCGTCGGCGTCGAGAGCCGAGCCGGTCCCGCCCACGAGAACGGCTTGGATCGCTCCGCCCGCGCCAGTATGGACGGCCCGGAATGCCGCCGAGACACCGGAAGCAGTGGCAACGGCGGCGTTCGATCCCACGGTATCCGTGAAGCTTGCCGCCGCGCCCGCCGCGTTGGAAGTGACGGAGAGCGCGGACGAAGCATCCGCCGTCCCTCCGAGTTCGGCCCGCGCGATCTTGGCGTATCCGGAGCCGTCCGTTTCCAAGACGTGAGCGTCCAAGTCCGCCGCGTTCGTTCCGAGCCTTACCCAATCCGTGAGGCTCGTGACGACATTCATCACGTAGTTTGACCACTGGGCGGGCGGCTTTTGATCCGCCTTCCATCCTTCGTCGATCTCCCCCGCGGGCGGCGTGATTTTGTTCGCGGTTGTAATGAGAACGGCCGGGCCGGTGGTATAGACGGCATCGGATCCCCAAACTAGAGCGGCAACGCTTGGCTTTGTTGGCATGGTCTTCTCTCCTATAGGGGCATGACGAAGGCGAAGGGTCCGCCAACGTCGATCGCGCCCGTTGAATCTGCGAAGCCTTCTCCGGTCACGGTGATCGCGGCCGTTGCATCGTCGAAGACGAAGGCGTCCGCGTCCGCCGCGACATAGCTTGCGTTGTATGTTGCCGGCTTCGTGAGCTTCAAGAAGCGCGGGAAGATTGCGAGTTCCGTGTCCGAGAGATCGAAGAGCGTCACAATGTAAGTCTTGATCGGCTTCTCGCGGTAATCGATCGCGCGGATGTCATCGTTCAAGAGCGCGCGGATCATCGTCAACATTCCCTCCACGGTCCGCCGCCCGGGAATGACGATGCTCGCTTGCGTCCGAAGAAGAACTTCATAGAACGGATCCGCGAAGCCTTGCCGGGAGATTCCGAGAACTTCTCCGAGCGTGTCTTGGATGCTCTCCGCGGCCGTGTCTATGTCGTGGATCGTCCGAATGTCCGCTAGAACATTCTCGATCCGCTGGTAGCGGTCGGAGATGACGCGCGCCCAGGCCCGTTGGGTCTCCTTGTTCTTGAAGTCAAACGGAAGACGATCGATCGCTTCGCCTTCGTGGTCTTCGATCGGCGCCACTGCGCCGCCGAAGAGTTCTCCATATTCGTCTCCGTACTCGGCCATTATAGAACCGTGACCGAGATGTTCGCGGAGTCATAGTCCGCGCGCTGGCGTAGCGTGATGACTTCCGCCGCGGTTGTGAAGGGAGAAGCGCCGCGCCGCATTCGGACTTCCGCCGTGACGATCGTGTCTTGGCCGTTGTCCGTCTTCACGGAATCGAACACAACCCCGATGAAGCTCGGCGGGTACTGATCGCGGTTGATCGTGGCAACCGCGTTGGCAGCTTCCAAGAAGGCGGCTTCGATCAATGCGATCCCGTTGATCGGGAATGTGAACTCGGCTCCGGTGGCGGTCACGTCGATCTCAACGTCGAGATCAATATCCACGGGGCGCGTATGACCCACTTCGACGAGTTGACCGGAACTCGTCAAAACGCTTGTCAAGATCGTTCCAAAACTCTCGGCTCCGGGCGGCTTGTTTGCGTAGATCGCCGCCGCTATATCGGCGTCCAATCCCCCGTCCACGACGACTTCAAAGGCCCCCGGAGGGATGCCGTCCACGGTCGCGGTGCAATCGTTGTTCTCGAAAGTGGCAACCGAAGTCACGCCGAGCAAGTCTTGGACGGCAACCCGGATCGCTTCCAAGTCGTTTCCATCTTTCAAGAGTGAATCCTTGCGCCGGACTCGGAGCGTCGGATCGTTCTCCACGTCTTGCCCGGTGTCTTCGGGGTCAAGGTCCGCCGTCGATTCAACCGTAGTCCATCCCGCAACCGGAGTGAGGATTGTCCATCCGCCAGGCCCCGTTGTGTTGAATGTTTGCGGCCCCGTGTTCTCGGCTTCGGCCGTGATAGCGATCGTCCCGCCGCCGCCGATGACGAAGGGGCCATCCGCAACGATCCAAACTTCGTCTTCTTTTGCCGTGAGCCGGAAGCGCTTCCCGTTCTCGATCGCAGTGGCCGCGACGCCGGTTGCGAGGAACGAAGTCGACTTCGATTTCGTGGACGGCTTGCGAAAGGTATTCGTCAACGCCGCGCGAGAGTCCAAGACTCGGCCCGAAGCGAATCGGGGATCGAAACTAGAGAAGGTCGAGAGCATAACTTGCTGGACTTTCGCTTCACGCTCGGACTGGATCCCGATCTGGCGACCGAAGAACGAATCCGGATCGATGACGAGATTTTCGTCCCCGTATTCCGTCCGGTATGAAGAGCCGGTCTCGGCCACGATCTCTTCGAGTCCTTGGATCGTCAATCCGGCGTCCGTGAGTTCCAATGGCATTGCGGTTTCTCCTATGCGGCAAGCGCGGTGATCGAGACATCGATCGGAATGGAGACCACGCTATCCGTGACAGTCACGGAAGCGGAGACCCGAAGGCTTCGATCGTCGGAAGTGGGAAGAGTGAGTTCGAGTTCGTCCACGGAGACGACGCCCGGCGTGGTTGCGATGACTTCTTGATAGATCTGGAATATGTCCGCTTCGTTCACGTTGCGGACAAGGATCCGGCCAAAGTAGGGGACGCCGAATCGCAGATCCAAGAACCAGTCCCCTTGGAAGGCTCGAAGCCGAACCCGGATCCGCTGGATGATGGCATCCGCGCCGGACACAAGCGAAACGGTCCCGTTGCGAATGTCCAAGTCACCGTCCAGAGTCAAGAGCGCGTCCGTCATTCGATCACCGTCTTTGTGGAGCCCGAAAGGATAACGCCGAAGTCAGTCGGTGGAGTAGGAGTGACGATCACGGGGTTAGGGTCTAGGCCAGCGGCTCCGGAGATGATCCCGAGCGCGGTTTGGACGGCGCCGATCCATGCCGCCATGGTTGAATCCGCGGCCGTTGGGTCCGTCACGCGGGCGGCGAAGAGCGGCGGGAGCGCACCGGCCCCGAGCTTGATCAACGAATACTCCAAGACCATCGCCGTCAAGTCCGTTGGCATGGAGAGCGGCATCAAGTCCGAGTGAAGTCCCGGCTCGAAGATCCCGTCAATTGGGTTGTGGGTCCATCGGGCGGCCGGGTCCACGGGAGCGCCGGTTGTCAACCATCGCTCGATCGATCGGTCGGAGATGACAATGTGCCCGGTGTCATTGGGCAAGAGTGGGAGCGTCATCCAAGCCGAGCCCGCCGCCGACGCGGGCCAGCGGACCGGGACGTTCTCCAAGACCATGGGCAAGAGTTCCCCTTCCCCGCCGTCATCGTTGATGACGATGACGTGCTCGGACTGGAGTTTGGCCTTTTGCGTGACTGGATCGTAGACGAGAACCCGGCACGGGATAGCCGTCCGGATCTCCACCTTCGTTGTCCGCTTGGCAACCCGCATGACTTCGGCAAGCGTGATCCGGTCCCTTCGGGCTCGAAGCCCCGTCTCTATGTCCCCGCGCGGCACGGTTTACCCTACCAGTCCCGCCGCTTGCGCAACCGTTGTCCCGAATTGCGAGATCCCCGGAATGGGCTCCACGCTCTCCGTTGCCGTGAAATCGACGGAGAACACGCGCCCATGAGTGTCCCCGCGGTAGCGGGCCGACTTCACAACGTACCCAAAGCCGTTGCCAACTAGCTTCCCGGCTTCGTCGAAGATGAGAAGCCCGCGGCCCGGCTCGATCCGAGCATTCATATTCGCCCGGCCGGAGATGTCCCGGAAGCCGCGCGTGGAACTGAAATCGAGCAAGTCACGGCCGCTTCGCAGGGCCACGGCGAAGTCTTGAATCACTCCGCCTTGGGGCAAGAAGAAGAGTTCCCCGTTCCGGACAAACCAAGTGACGCCGAGATAGTCCGCAAGCTCGGCCATCATCTCGGGAGCACGTATCGCGCCCGCGGCCCCGTTTTGGAAGACTGTCACCGTCGCAGTGGGTGCAACCGCGGCGATCCGAATGGCCGCGTCCGCGCTCGTCTTGATCCCGGTTGCATTCGTGAACTCTTGGACGAATTGCGGGATCGTGACGCCGAGTCCGAGCGGATTATCCAAGAAGCCATCTCGAAGACTCGTGATCGTGTCCCCGAGTTCGATCTCCGTTATGAAGTCCTTGTTCGAGACCCGCTTCCGCGTGTCCACGTTCAAGTATTCGCCTTGGAATACAAGTTCCGGCTTCCCCCCGTAGCCCGCCGACACTTGGAGAAGGTGTCCGTCGTTGACGGACTTCAAGGCGGTTTGGATGACGGACGTTGGCGCTCGGGGCGGTCCACGGTTGACGGCGAAGACGGCCTTTCGTGAAGCCTGGAGGACTTCCATGTCATCGCGGATCGATTCCGCCGTCTTGCGAGTCAAGTTCCAAAGTTGGAGAGTTCCGCGATCGGGCTCTCCGTTTGACGTTCGCTCGAAGTCGAAAGAGATCCGGATCCCATCATCGTCGAGATTCCCGATCGTGGGTTGGATCGGTATCGCGTCAAGTTCCGATGGTTGAACGGTACTCGAAAGCCCCCAAGCGACTGCGACTGATCGCTTGAATTGCCGGATCACCGTCATCCGCTCGCCTCGTCATAGAGAAGCAGCACGCGCCCGCCGATTTCGTCTCTCTCCGCTTCCACTCCGCTTGCCTCCGTATCAACGACACGGAGATTCCCTTGGGGACACGTGGCAACGCCGATCGACTTATGCGGCGCCAGGATTTCGTCTCCAATGACGAGCCGAAGATTCCGGACGGTTGCGTTCCCCCCGTCATCTCCGATGTCCAGATACCAAGACTCATCGCGGCCGTTCCATTTGTATTGGAGCCGATAGAAGACGCCTTCGAGATTCACGCGGACAAGGAATCCAAACGAGTTCGCGGGCGGAGTGGGGATCGATAGAGTGGCCATGATCTAGATCGGGGCGGCGGCTTGCGTCCCGCCACTGTCAAGGGGAAGGCCACCGGCCGCGGCGGCGGCTTCGTCGATCAGTGGAACCGTTGCGAGTAGAGACGCGATCTGGATCTCCCGGAGTTGAATTTGGATCGGAAGACATCCACCGGAGTCCGGAGTTCGAGAGAGACGGACCTTCTCGATGATAGCGGTCGACATGACACGGACGGACGTTGCAACGAAGACGGGTTCTCTCGCCAAGAAGAAGGAGAGGAACTTAGTCCACTCGCGATGCGCCCGATTGAACTGGAAAGGGATCGGGGGGATCGGGGCCAATACGGTGTCCGTGATCTTCCCGGAGACGGAGAGCACGTCTTGCTTCTTCCGGACGTGATCCGTGATGAAGCTCCCGTTCTCGACCGGGTTACTTGTCACGTCCATTTGGAAATCCCAATCTTGGGCCGTTGCCACGTCAAAGCGGAATCGATCCGGATTCGGAATGGGTCTCACCAGGATGGAGATCGCCTTCAAGAAGCGAGCTTGACGGGCCAGCGATTGAACGGCGGGACCGGCATCGGGGAGCGCGTCTTGGCGAATGATCGTCACGCTCGAAAGGGAAGGTGCAAAGGTCTTCGTGACTGCGCTCATCTTGCCACCAATGGATCCATTTCCTCGAGAGCCCGCCTATATTCGGATTGCAGCACGTCCCGTTGTGTCTCTTCTACTCGGCGCGCGAGTTCTTCCACTTGTTCCCCGGGAACTCCTGTCACCGTGACAGGAGCGTCCACGGTTTGCTCGACGTTGAAGTTTGTCACCGTCACGGAGATCACTGGGGGCGCTCCCCCTTCGAGCTTCCGGCCGCCGATCAGAGAGTCCAGCGATTCCCCCGAAGCGCCTGCCTTGGAGATTAGCTTCAAGAGTTCCGCGTCCGAGACGCTCTCACTCTTTCTCTTTCCCTTGCCGCCGCCGCCGCCCTTTCTTCCGCTCTCCGTGATCTTCCCGCGCCGAAACGCCGCCGCCACTTTTTGTTGATTCGCCAGGATCGCCGATGAAGTGACCGAATCCTTCGCCGCCTTCATGACCCTTTGAGCGTTCACAACCACGGCGCGCTCTCGCATAATGGCCGCGGGGAGAAACGCGGTTGCCATGTCCCTTTGCGCCTTCGTGTTCTTTTGATTAGACATCGCGGCCCGAAGCTCCACGGAGTTCGCTTGCGAGAATGAAACGCCGCCGCCGCCGTGGGTCCCGGCCGCTTCTCTCGTGAATGGGCCAGTATTGAAGCCGGACGCCCCGCGCTTCACGGCGGGCGCGGACGGGCTTCCGCCGATTAGATCCCGCGCCGAACTCACGATCGCAAGCGCCGGGGCAATCTCTTCAAGCTTCGCCAGTAGCTTGTCTACTTGGGTGACGATGAGTCCGATCACGTTCGCGATGGCCGTAAATGGATCCGCCGCCGCCTTGATCGTGGTGATGACGGCTTCCCACGCTGGCCCGAACTTTTCGGACATTCTCACGTCAAGTTGTTTGATCTCCTTGAAGAGTTGACCCGTCTCCGCGATTGCCTCGACGATGAAGAGCACGAAATCCTTCGCGAGCGGAAGCAGTTGTTCGAGCGTCGGCTTCATCGCCTTGAAGCCGGCGATCAACTCCCGAATAAATGTGATCAACTCTTCCTTGATCGCTTCGCGGTTCTCCATCGCCCAGGCCCGGAAGCCGTCCACGATTTCGATGATCACGGGGAAGAGTTCTTGGCCCACGGCGATCTTCAAGGAATCGATCACCGTGGACATGCGCAACATTGAGTCTTGGAACTCTTCCGCGTTTGCCACTCCATCGTCCGAGAACCCGCCCCCGAGTTCTTGGAACTCTTCGCGCATCGCCCGGATCCCCGCGCCGCCTTCGTCGAGAAGGGGGATCAACTTCTTTCCTCCCTTGCCGAAGAAGTCTTGAGCCAAAGCCGCCTTCTCCATCGGGTCTTCGACGGCCGCAATAGCAGTCGCCAAGCGCTCGAAGGCGCGGTCCGGCGTCAATCCATCGAACTCTTCGATCCCGATCCCTAGCTGCTTCAATGAATCCGCGAACGGCCCGGTCCCCGTCCGCTTGGCATCGTTCAATCCCTTTCCCATCCGCTGGATCGAGACTTCTACGGCCTTGAAGTCTTGACCCGCAATCTTCGCCGCGAAGCCGAGTTCTTGGACGGCTTGCGCCCCGATCCCAAGGTTCTTGCCCACCTTCCCGATCTCGTCCCCTTGGGCCGCGAGTTCGGTTGTCAACGATGCGAGAGCCGCCGCGGCCGTCTTGACCGCGCCAACGAATAGATCGACGCCCGCCTTCACGTCCGAGAGAGTCAACCCGAAGGATTGGGCACGCTTCTCGGCGTCCCCCTTCATGTTGACCTTGACGACGAGTTCTCGGACTACCGTTGACATCTTCTATCCCTTCCCCGTTGCGGCACGGACGGCGCGGTCTCGATCGGATTTCGCCTTCATGTTCTTTCGTCCCGCTTCTTGCCAACTAGCCCAAACGTCTTGCGCTTCGATGGCGTCGTGTAGATCGTTGATCGATAGTTCCGTTTGCAATGCGATCAGGCTTCGGAAGTTGATTTCTCCGCCGTTTCCGATGATGGCTCTTCCGATAGCTGGGTCGACATTAGCCCATCCAATGCCGTTCGCCCCGCCGCGCGTAGCTTCGGAACTAAACTGTTCAACGACGCGGCGTCGGAAAAATCCCGATAGTTGACCTCCATCGCCCACGCAAAGACGCGATACATGGAGAGCACGCGCCCCCGGAAATGCTGATCGAAGACGGCTTCGTCCGTGAGCTTCCCATCTCCTTCGACGAGAACGCCGTCCATTACCGTCTTGATGATTCGATCGGCCGTGTCGGGATCCAGTTCGAGAAGGAATATCCGGAGCCCTTCCGCCACGAGTCCTTCGACGGTTGTATCCAAGCCGCCCGTGATTTTTCCACTCTCTTCGACACTCGGGGAGAATGCTCGAGAGAGCATTGCCATCGCTGGAGAGCCGATCCGTTGCGACACTTCAACGAAAGTCTTTTGAGCCTTCGTGGCCGGCATCATCGCGCAAACGTAATTGCATCCGTCGATCTTCTTGTTCTCTGCTTCTCTCATAACTCATTATTCCCGCCTGGAAATGGAGTCAGCGGATCGCAAACGAGCCGCCAATCCCGGATTGATTCTTCTTCGCTGCCGAACGCATCGCCCGGCCAGCCTTCAAGATAAGCCAACGGACTTGCCCAAAGGGTGATCCCCTTGAAGTCCTTCAATAGAAACGGCAAGACGACGAGCCCCAATAACTCGTCCGCCGTAAGCTGGGCCGAAAGAGCGTTGTTGATCGGAGACCCGGCTCGAAGCGAGAAGTCCACGGTCCCGACGAAGTTATTCGTCCGCGTCCGAGCCGCTTCCCCGTCGCATCCCTTCTCATGCCGCCACGTCCGCTTGCGACGCGCAAGCTTCACGAAGGTTCCGGCCGCCGCCCCTTCAAGGATCGGGGTCGGCCCCCAGTACGCGATTATTTCGCGCGGATTATATAAGCCGAGCCGGGCCATCTCATCGGCCTAGATCTCCAGCGATCCGCGCGGCTCCATGTCCATCTCCAACGCAAGGAAAGTCCATTCCCGGTTTGTCTCTTCGGTTGCGAAGTCCACGTCCGGGAAGCCTTGGAGAAAAACCTTCGGAGAGTTGAATTTCGAGTTCCCCGAAAAGTCTTTGCAAGCCATGGACGCGGTGTGGTCCACGGGGTTCTCTTTCTCTTCGTCTTGAAGGCGATCCGTGAGAAGTGAGTTCACGGACGAGCCCTTGCGGACCGTGATCGTCACGATCGCGGATCGGTTCGGACCTACTACCTTCGTGCCGCTGCCATCTCCGCCGACATTGAGAGAGTTCCGCGGGGCCTGGCGGGAGACCGTGATGAAAGTCCCCTCGGCGATCCCCTCGTTCAAGGTGATTCCGTCCCAATCCAAGATGACTTGCTTCGGATCGTATCGTTTGAGTGTTGCCATCTTCTCTTCCCTTTACACGCTGATATTGACTTGGATGTAGGCTTTGTGGATTGCGCCCGCCAACTTGGCAAGGGACACAACGTCCCGCAAGACGCGAGAGTTCTTGTCCGCCGTTGTCCGCTCCGCTTGGGTCGGCCCGGTAGTTGTCGGCGGCTCGTCGCCGTCGAAGTGGCCATTCTTGACGCCTTGCATCATCACCCCTTGCGCCGGATTGGTGATCGCCAAGATGCCGGCATTTGTTCCCGGGACCTTCGTGGGCGTCGTTGCGATCGTGGCGAAGACGGCTTCTGCTACGCGCGCCTTCGTCCATAGAATCGTGGTCTCTACGTCCGTGAACTCTCCGGACGCCGCCTTGCCATACATAATGAAGCCGCGGCCGGCGATCTCCACGTAGACATTTCCCCCGAAGCCGTCTCCGGTCTCTCCGTCTCCCGCAATGCTGATGATCTGCGCATCCGTAAGCTCGTCCACGGGAACGCCCGTGACTTGCTTCCCGTGAAGGGTGATCACTCCGCCCGCCGCGTCGAGATCCGCCGCCCCGAGAATGCCGGCCACACCGCCGTCGAGATACTCCCGATCGTTGTCGTGCCACATCATCGTCAAGTCATCGGGATTCAATGCCGCGATCGTGTCGAAGATGTTCGATGGAGTTCCCGCCTTGGCGTCCGCGTCCGAGCTTTGAGCCACGCCGATCTTATCGATCGCGGAGATGAAGCTTTGAAGGGCTGTAATATCCGCATCTTCTCGGCTCTCGATCGTGGCGATAAACCAGTCCTTCGAGTTCGCGGCGTTGATCGCCGTGAGCGCGGTTGCCATCGCTTCGGCCGCCGCGTCCGCAACCGTATTGACGAAGGTTCCGGCTCCGGCTCCGCCGAGAGTGATTCCGCCGTTGACGAAGGCGGTCCCGCCCACGCGCGCGGTGACGGTGAACGATCCAGCGGCAACGGCCGAGACGAGAACATCCACGTCCCCGGGATTCCCCGCGGCCACATCATCGGCCAAGCCTTGGGCGATCGTGTCCACGGTATCCAAGGCTCCGGCCAAGTAGGAGAAGACGATCGTGTCGATCGTGATCGTGAAGATTCCCACTCCTGGAGCCGTGAGTTCCAAGGTGTCCACTTGTTGCGTCCCCGGGGTACGGCGGCCGATGCCGAAGCGGAGAACGCCTTGGGCCTTGACCACGGTCGCCCACTTGACGATCTCGGAGTCCGCCGCGTGGCCTTCGTCCGTCAACGCGGCGACGCTTGTGTAGAGTTGAAACCGTCCGGGCTGGAGAATGGTCGTCGTTTGGAAGACTCCCATCGGAGTCCCGAAGCCGGCCCGATCGATGGCGGCGGTTGTCTTGGTTACGGTGACGATAACGATCGTAGAGATGTCCGGCATTGTCTTTGCTCCTATGGAACGGTGATTGTCGAAGTATTACCGGACACGTCGAGATCGATTTCCACGGTCTCGATCGGTTCGATGATACGGGCCACAAGCGAAGAACCGCCCACGGCAACGTCGAAGGATGATTGGGCTTGCAACATTGCCCCTCCCGGTTCGAGACCGGCAAGGCTGTTAGTTCGGGAGATCGTTCGCATGGCGACGCGGGCTGATAGGGCCGCGTCGAGTGTATCCGGAAGATCGAGCGATGCGCGAAGACGGCCGCAAAGGCGCCGCGTAGTGTCCGGAGCGGCATCTCCGGAGTCATACACCGCGACTTGGACAGTCATTTCCACGTCCGCAACGGTCTCGGAAGCCCATACATCCGAAGTGGAATCGACGAGCGCGATCTCCGTGGACGGGCTATCCGTGGAGACCCCTACCAGATCCCCGGGCGAGTTTGGGATCACGTCGAAGGCGTCCGTCGAGACGGCGGCCAGCGTGACGGGCTCCCCGATCCCGAGAATGGACATCGCAAGAGTGGACGCTTGGAGCGCGTCTCGGATGCTCGTGATCGTTGCGCCGGTCCCGGAATCGATCTCGCATTCGAGCCCGTTCACTCGGATCCGGTAACGCGTATCGTCCGCGGCGGAGAGTATCGTGACCCGGGTCGAGTCTATCGCTTCTCGGAAGCGTGTCTCCGCCTTCGTGATCCCGATCTCGTCCGGTCCCGTGATGATCTGGAGTCCCACGAAAGGCCGAGCCGGCCGGGGGACGCCTTGCTTCACCCAAACAAATCGGTTGTCTTCGCCGGTTGCGGAGAGTTCGGAGAGCGCATCCTTGAAGACGCTTCGGAGCGTGCGCTTCATGTGATCGACGCGGATCGGGTCCGGGACAGTCACGCCGAATCCCCTTCCATCTTCTGGCAGAGGCAACGCGTGAACGCACCTTGAACTTGCCAGTCCGCCGCGCTCACGATGACATAGCGACCGACCAAGACACCGGCCGCCGTGGGCGTCGGCTCACGGTACACGAGCACGTCCGCCATTTGCCGCGAGGATTCCCGAGCCGTCCGGAGCGGCGTCTTCACGTGGAGGATCACCGTCTCCAAGCTCCGGTCTCCTTCGGGAAGACGGAGCAAGTCTCGGCCGGTGGCGGGTTGCACCGCGGCGGGGCATACGTTGAACGTGTCCGTCACTCCGGGAAGCGGGTCTCCATCATCGGTCCAACGGCCGCGCCGCTAGCGGGTACGTCCGGCCCCGATGATCCACGGACATCGCGTTGGGTTTGCGACGGTGACTCCCGGTCAAGCGGTGCGACGGGTTGCGGATCTCTTTCGAAGCGGTGCGACGGGTTGCGGATCTCTTTCGTCGAATAGCGCCATATCAGCTAACCGTCATCGCCGTTCCGCTCGGCCACGGCATGATCTGGACGCCCACTTGGCGGAACGTGACCGGGGGCGCAACCGGGGATCCGTCCCCGGAGTTATCGCTATCCGATCCCCACCACATATCCGTCATGACTCCATAGACGGTGTTGGTTGTGATCGATGCGAGATGGATCGGCCCGAAGAATCGAGTCCCGTCCGTTCCGTCATTCATGGTCATCATGGCGACTTCAGACGCGCCGAACATCGAACAACCGCCCCAAAGCGAGATCCCCAGATCGGACTCGTCCCACGTCTTGACGTATTGTTGCGAGTTCCAACCGGCCGTCCAGACGTTGATTTCTTGCGTGTCGTCTTTGCTGGCATACCACGCGCAAAACGGGTTGACGCGTGCCGGCCCGCCTTCGTCTTCTTGCCAGCCCGCAAAGGCGTAACACTTCCCCCCCGAGAAGGTAGCCCACCAACCACACTTCCCGTCATCGGAAATGCGAAACTGGAGAACGCGCGTATCATTCAACGCGTCATCTCCCCACATTACGTCCGAAGCTTCGGCCGTCCCCGTGGTCACGAGCCCGTCTCGAACTTGGAATTCAATCGACGACGCGCCGAGCGTTGGCCGGTTATTGATCGTCCCGTCCGCGTTCCAACCGAGCGGACCGCGTGCATACGCAACCAATCCAACCGCGCACGTCGCCACGTCTTCGACGGAGAGAAGGAGATTCAAGTGATCGCCGCTTCCGAAGTAGTCCACTTGCCGAAGGTGGATCCACGAGTGGGGATTCCCGGCCGCGGAACCAACGATGTCACCCTTCACACTCCAAAGATCGCCATTGCTAGCGGTGCTCCCATCGCTCGAATAAATCACCGTCCAAGGGGCCGTGAGATTTGCCAGCGCGCCCCCGGCAACGTCAAGGAATCCGGGCGAACCCGTATCCGTGAGCATCTCCTTCAACCGGAGCCACATTTGCCGATTTCGATCGGTGACGCTGGTTCCCGTAAACGAATGGTTGACGGAGTATTCCCACGTTTTCGTTGGTGTAATGGCCATTGCTACCCCTGAAAAATGATCTTGATCGTGTAGGTGGAGTCCGATCCGCCGTTATTCGTGACGGTTCCATAGAGCTTCGTCAACTCCAGATCGGTCCCGTCATCGGCAACCGCCGTCCATGGCGTCCGCTCGACGTGGGAAACGCCCACGGAGACGGCCGAATAGACGAGCTTGGACCGCGCAACGTCCGAATAGAGATCGACTTGGAGCCCTACGGATGCAACGTCCGAGAGAAGAGAGAGAAACAAGCCGATCCCATAGGACCGTTTCACGTCGATCTCGAAGTTGGCCGTCCCGCCGCCCGCGGTAGCAGGGCCAGCGGTAATCGGGGCCGCCCGATTGTCTACCGTGATCCCTTGCGAGCCGCCCGCGCCGAAGCTCCCGAGAAGGAAATCATCCATCATGTCAAACCACTGCGCGAGTGATCTAGACTTGGACTGGGCCGCGTTGAATCCTGGCGAAGCGGTCCCGTCTCCGGGCTTCTTGTTCTTCTTCGCTTGGACGAGAAGTTGATTCGCTTCTCCCCATTGATTCGCGCGCGCGAGAAACTCCGCGAGGGAGTCCGTCAAAACAACGACTGGAATTGGATTACTCATTTGCCATCCACTCGGATCGTGATCGAGTCATACATCTCTTCCGTATCGATCAGGGGTTGATCGTGTCCCTTGCGCTCGATCGTGTACGGTTTGAGCGGCGCGGCCCATTGTCTCGAGGAATCGATCCGCTCTTCGATGACATCTCTCACGGACTCGCCCATCTCTTTTGCAGCGTGCTTTGCGTCTCCGGTCCCGTCGATCATGTCTCCAATTATGTCCGAGAACTCCGACATAAGACGGTCGACGCCGGAGTCCACGGCGCTCCGCATGAAGGGACGCGCAACCATGTTGACCGTTCCGAATTCATTGTGCGCGGCTCGTGAAATCACTTCATCCGGCGTCGGATCCATGTATCCGATCGAGACTTCAATGTCTCCGAGCCCCGAAAGGTCCCCCAAGATCCGGTCCAATCCGAGATCGATAACTTGAACGGTCATCCGTAGAGGTGCCCGTATTGCGTATTGCCAGCGATCGGCGACAACGGTTGGAGACGGAGAAGGCGGAGATATTCTTGCCCATAACTCGTCCGGAGGTAATAGGACTCGGATGGACCCTTGCCTGGGGCCACGGCATAGCCCACGGAGAGCCCGTCCGCGCCCGCCGACGCAAGCGGACCGCCCGGCGCGGACATGCCGGGAAGCAATCGAAGCGAGAGAATATGGGCGGCCAAGTTCTCGTGAGCCAAGTCGACGAGAGTTTCGCACCATGAAGACGTTTCGATCGTCAACCCGGCATCATCGATCGCCTTTTGGATCGAAGGGTTCTTGACGGAATCAAACTCGCCCGAAGCGGCGAGAGCCCGGACGCTCTCCACCGACACGGCCATGAGTCACGCTCCGCCCATGGCCGCCGCGAGTTCGGCTTCGCGGCGTTCGATGTCCGAACGCATCGCTTCAAGCTCGGTCTTTTGCCGGGCCATCTCTTGCGTGTGAGCCTTCATGGCCGCGCGTTGCGCTTCGGATCCGTCGAGTTCGCCCGGCTCGATCGAAGAGAAGCCGCCGATCACGATCTTTGATCGGTCCATGGCTTGAACGTCTTGGCGATCCTTGTATCGATCCCACGTCTTCTCGGGGACGAGCTTCTCTTCCCCGGCCGGGATTTCGGTCAACTCTCCGAGCCTTGCGGGCTCCCCTTTGACCTTCGGGCCGGGACCATAGAAACGAAGCGCCCCCACCTTCTGCAAGTTGGCGACGATCGTTCCGTTGGTTTGTGCTGGATGATTCATGGTGATTCCTACGCTCCGATGCCGGTCCCGATGAGAAGGGAGCCGGGCTTGTGGACGGTCAAGCCGCCGATCCGCATATGCCAGATCACGCGGACAGTCATTCCGCTCTCTTGCGGAGCGAATTGTTCGATGTCCATGGGGACTTGCATCCGGATTTTTGACGGGTCGCGCTTGTACGCCATGCAAACCGGGCCGGTTCCACCGAAAGCGGTATCCATCTCCCGGACGGGAATCACTTCGTTAATGAAGGGATTGTTCTTCAAGAAGAATTGAAGAATGGTTGTGTCCGAAGTCGTGCTCCGTGGGCGGTTCGAGATGACATTGTAATGCCGCGTTGGCATGATCATCGTGTCCGGAATCTCAACGTCCCCAGTGGTCTCAACGATCGTATTCGGAACGAAGTTGAGATCGGAGAGAATGTCATCCGCCGCGGTTGCCGGAGTGAGCCAAGCGCCCGTAGGGACGGCGGCCTGGGGGATTCCAGTCCCCGCGGATGCGAGCCCTTGAAGACCGAAAGCCGCATCACCACTGAAGGTGGAAGCGTTCTCGGTTCGGAGCATCGTCTCGCGCGCGGCGTCGGAATACATCCGATCCAAGGGACGGTTCTCCCGTTGCGCTTCTCTGATCTCTTGGATGTTCCACTGCGCGCCAACGGCAAGACCGCGAACGGGAGTGGTGAATTCTTCGCCGTCCACGTTGACGAGATTAATATCGTCCCCGTAGTCCGCGATGATCTGGGCTTGTCCAAACTTGTTGAACTGGCGCCAAGTGATCGACTTGACCGCGCCACCGGCCGAGCGATCGATCGGGAAGATGCGTCGCGCGTTGATTAGCGCGAACTCCTTCTCGAACATCTCGGGGATGATGTGCTCCAACTCTCGCTGGAAGAACACGTTTTGGGCCGCGTCGAGATTGTCCAGTCCGCGACCGAAGCGAAAATGCTCGTTGAAATCGAAGCGGCTTTGACCGCGACCGGAGAGGCTTTGAGGTACTGCATCGTATGGCATCGTTTTTGCTCCTACTTAGCCCACAGGCTAATCCAGATTGATCTCCAGTTTTGCAAGACCGCCATCGGCCCCGCCTTCCGAGCTTGTCACCCAACGGGCAACCGCCGACAAATCTTCCGTGTTCCCGCCGTCATCCGTACCAGTGAAGGCCCCGAGCGCGGTTCCTACTCCAGCGTTGGCGGTAATGCGAACGAAGACACCGGACGCGGGCGTCACGGCCAATTCCGGGCGAAGCCAGATCGTCCCCTTGCGGAGAATGTTCGCTTCTTCGTTTTGACGAATGCCGTCCGGCTCTCCGCCAGTGGTGAGCGCGTGGACTGCCGTGGGAGTTCCGCCGCCGTCCACGATCTCGGCCAATACGCCAAAGCTTCCAGCCTCGTCCGCCGTGATGATGATCGCGGCGGCGGCTCCGGTTGCGGTGACACGTTGCGAAGCGGTTGCGTTGCCGTTGATGTCCGCGCGCATGGCGGTCGCAACGTCATTGATTGCCAGTGGCACGGCTCCGGCTCTCACGATCTCGTGAACCGTGACGGCTCCGTCCGGGAATGTGAGCGTGATCCGCCAAGTATCGCCGTCCGCAATCGCGGTGACGCCGACCGTCACGGTCGAGACTTGCGCAACGCCCGTGAGTTCAACTCCGGTCTTTGTTTGCGAGTGAGTGAAGAACGAGATCCCCATGAATCTCTCCACTGCGTTCGAGAGCTTGACGGAACGATCGATCGTTCCGCCCGCGTCGAATTGGACCATACGTCCGAACGGCATAGCGTCCGATTCGTTGACGCCGGTCACTGACTTCTTGCCGTTCATATCGGCCAAGGCGCCTTCGATGCCAAGGCCAAGTTGATCGGGGTAATCTCCTGCGGTTTGAATTGCCATTGTCTCTTCCCTTTCCTAATCCGACCCGCAAGGGGCCTAGTTGGCGAACTCCAAGCGCGGCTCGGGTTTGCGGGTCTTCCCGTCTTGGGTCATTCCACCGGGGATCGTCGCCTTCCACTTCTCGTCATCGCGCTTCATGGCGGCGTCGATCCGTGACTGGACTTCGCTCTTCTCGTCGTCTTTGGTCCCGGCCGAGACGACTGCTTCTCCGAGTTTGCTCACGTTGGCATCCTTTCGGGGTTTGGCGTCGAGTAGATCGAAGGCGGCGTCCACGTAGTTCGGCCCCTTCGAGTCCAGATCGAGATCCGGCTTCGACTTCTTGATCGTCGCGGTCTTGATCGTGGCGTCATCCTTGGCGCGAAGCTCGGCCCACTCATCACTCGAGAAGAATGGAGCCGCCTTCTCTTGAAGAGCGATCCTGGCGTCCACGGCCGCGAGCATATCCCCGGGCTTGGTTGCGTTCTCGAACTCTTTCGTTGCCGCGTCGAGTTTGGATTTCAGATCGTCGCGCTCGGCTTCGAGCGTGTCAAACGCCTTTGCCTTGGCGTCCGCATTACTGATCGCGGTGACGACCTCGGCGGGAAGCCCCTTGAATGTCTTGCCGTCCACGGTCAAACCGCCTTCGATAACTTCGATTTTCATGGTTGTTCCTTTCGCGTCTTCATGACCGCGATCTTCTTCGTGTCTCGGATCCGCCGAGCCGGGTTCTTCTTCGTTTTCGTCCGCTTGGATCGCGTCCATTCGTCCGAGTGAGTCCATCAACACGCGCGTTGATCCTGCGC